AGCAACTGTTGGTACAATTACTTCAGGTACATGGCAAGGTACTACTGTAGCAGTAGACCAAGGTGGTACAGGTGCAACATCCTTAACTGCTAACAGCCTACTAACAGGTAATGGTACATCTGCTATCCAAGCAGAAGCAAACATCACATATGATGGCACAACATTTGGTGTAAATGACGCCGCAGTCTTCAACGAAGGCGGTGGTGATAATGACTTCCGTATTGAGTCAGACAACCAAGCAAATATGTTCGTAGTAGACGCAAGTGTAGACGCAATTGGTTTGTTAACAGCAACACCTAATGCAGGTACAGTACTTGACATGAGTGGCTCAACAGAGTCCTTAATGCTCCCAATGGGAACAACAGCTCAACGTCCAGGTTCAGCTGCAGAAGGCATGTTCCGTTATAACACAACAAATGACACATTTGAATTTTATAATGGTTCAGCTTGGAAACAGTCCACAACCGAGTTTACAGTTGTACGAAGTGAAACAAAAACTGGTGATGGTACAACAACAGCATTTACAGGCTTGAATTCAAGTCTAACAACTGCTGGTTGTATGGTAAGCATTAACGGTGTTGTTCAACTTCCAACAACAGCATATGCTATTAGTGGTACAACAATTACTTTCACAGAAGCACCTGCTAACGGTGATAAAATTGAAATTCGTGAGTTTACAACAACGACTTCAGTTAACGCATTAGAAGATGCTGACAATGATACAAAAATTCAAGTTGAAGAGTCAAGTGACGAGGATATTATCCGCTTCGACACTGGTGGTACAGAGCGTTTTACTGTAACTGCCGCAGGTCACGTTGTTCCGTCCGCGGATGCAACATACGACCTAGGTACCTCATCCCTCGGATGGCGTAACATTTATGGCGTTTCCAGTTCAGCAAAATATGCTGACTTGGCAGAACGTTATTCAAGTGATGCATCATACGAAGCAGGTACAGTTGTTACATTTGGCGGTGACGCTGAAGTAACAATGTCTACAGAGACAATGGATTCAAGAATTGCTGGTGTAGTAAGTACAAACCCTGGTTATTTGATGAATGCAGATCTTGAGGGCACACAAGTAGCAGTAGCACTAACAGGTCGTGTACCTGTTAAGGTAACAGGCACAATCCGTAAGGGTGACATGCTAGTTTCCGCAGGCGAAGGTTACGCAAAGGCAGAGGCAAATCCAAGAATGGGTTCCGTAATTGGTAAGGCTCTAGAAGACTTCAACGGTACGAATGGTATCATCGAAGTTGTTGTAGGTAGACTATAAGTTTAAAAGTTTACGACAATAAAGTTGTAATTATGGAGGGGCGAATATTCGCCCCTCCATTATCTGCAAAATAAATATTTACAGGAGAACAAAATGGTAAACAAATATGTTACTGATTATGATGGTGAATATGTAGTATCCGGTATTGTAGTTAAGAATGGCCGGAAACATCAAGATAGATTCTGGATTCCACACAGTGTTCCTAACTCTGACCATAAAAAAGTAGCATATGTAGTTGGCAATGGTAGATCTCGAATAGACCATTCTGGCGTTGCAATGAAGTTAAGTTATCTTACAACGGCAGGCGGCGGCCATTTTGGAGCATATAAAGGACAGTGTTATGGTTGTAATAGAATCTATCAGGATTGGAATCCGGATTTTCTTGTAGTAACACATCCTGAATTAGCAGATGAAATAGTTGAAAGTGGTTATGCTGAAGATAATATTGTATTTGGTAGAGCAAAAAGCGTATTAGAACATCCTGAATATGTATCGCTCATTCCGCATGATCCACGAATGAACGCCGGTGCAACAGCAACATATCTTGCTTGCTTTCACGGCCATAAGAAAATTTATTTGTATGGATTTGATAATCAACCTGAAGATCCAAACACAAATAACAATGTATATGCTGGTACAGATTTATATGGTCCAGCAGATGTGAATCCAGGCGATGTAGTTTGGATTAATAATATGAAAAGAATATTTGACACATATAATGATGTTGATTTTATAAGAGTAACTGCTGATGGTATGGAAGATGAAATGCCTGAAGAATGGAAATGGTGTAAGAATTTCCGCCAATTAAAAGTATGGGATTTTGTAATAGAAGCAGATATTTAAATTGTTTCTACTATAGTTTTAATCTTATCTTTAATTGAATCTAGTTTAAGGGTTGAAAAAACACCAGGATGCAATGGGCCTGGCCACCCTGCCATAGTAACCCAAGCAAACCCACAATGTTCTCCATTCAAAACGGGTATAAATTCCTTATCAATTATTAAAATAAATGTGTGATAAAAGAAGTGACCATCTTCTGATGTAAATAATTCAATAGGAATTGTTTTCTCTATATCGGGTAAGTGTCCTACTTCCTCGAAAATTTCCCTTTTTAAACCATTAATAGTTGTTTCATCTTTTTCTATTTTGCCGCCTGCAAAACCCCATCTATTTTTATATTTTTTATCATTCCTTAATAGAAATAGAAAACGTTTTGTATCGCGGCAGTAGAAAATACCACCCGCTCCAGTGACCTGCTTCATAGTAATAATTATATAAAATTTATTATGGAAGTAGGGAAATAGACCACAAGCCAGTTAGGTATTCACCTTCATAGGATTTAATCCATTCGGCTGTATCTTCGTTTCCAGTCCATTTATATTGAATACCAGTTTTTGTATTAGTTACATAATGGATGCCCTTCCCCACGTCTGATGAACTAGCATCAAATGACACTGACCAATTTGTACCATCATACTCTATAATATCAAATTTACTTGCTTGTAAGTCATCAGCACTTGCGTCTGGCCACATTGCAGGACCGCCTGATGTGTTAAGAGTTGAACCAATATCTTCTAATATCAAATAACGTTGGCCACTTGCCGCGGCTGGTAACCCATCACCAGGTCCATTTTTTAATGGATTAATAACAGCATTGATAGCGGTTTGTGTATTTGCTGGGATAGTATCTGTATCTACTGTAAAGTCTAATATTGTTTCGTCAGTGGAATTATATGCTACTGTGCCAATAACTTCTGTAAAATCCGATCCTGTGTCTTTATTTTGGAATTTTGTTAATAGTTTTACTTGACTAATGCCTGCTTTTAATTCACCATATTGTGCTATAATTTTTGGCCATGGTAGATTAGCTCCATATTTTACTGGAACGTGATCAAAAGTAACGTCTTCTTTAGTGTCCCCACTAATTGGTTCGCTAACTGATAGTGCCTTTAATTGTCCATTTAATAATAGCACACCGTAGTTTAATGGAGTATAATATTGCCTACTACCCATTAGTTTTGTATCGTCTAGTACACTACTTGCTAAATCACCACTGCCATCAAATATACCCATGACAACTTTAGAAATAACACCGAGACGTTTAATAATTGCTGGAGGATTAATCCAAATTGGTATTTCAAAAGTCATTGTTGCTATGTCTATCATATCGTCAGCACCAACTGGAACAGTTCTGTTGCTAAATGATATTTCAGTTAGTTCTACATATGATAAACTGGTCCAATCAACATAATTGTCTGTAGTTTGGATTTCTAAACTTGGATTAAACATATAAAACATTTGTTCAGTAATTTGCATTTTTTGTTCAGTATTACTTGTCCAAATATCTGCATTAACTGTTAGTCTATATGGACTTGGCATACTACGTTCAATAGTATAACTATCACCAGGACCTGCTGTATATGAGGCCGTGTCCTTATCATAGAATCGTTCTTTAATATGAACTTTGTCTATATGAGAGGGAGATTGTATTCTATCTCGATCAAAAGCTACATTTGTTATATAACAAGAAATTTGGGGTACCGTATTAAGAGCATTTTCACTATTTTTGCGAATAATACTTGCTACTTGACGAGAAATATCTCCATATTTTACAGGAACTTGAATTAATGCAGAGTTACCAGCAGAATCTTTGCCAGTTTCTACATAAAAATGACTTAACAGTCTAATAAATTGAGCAAGGTAACGGCGCATTTGGCCGTCATAATAAAAATCCATTATTTGTCCTCTCTAGCACTTAATACATTTGATAAACTTTGTCTAGAATCAATTTTAGTACCGTCTGCCAGTGTAATACTTGTTTTAGTATTAAAGTTTTTAGTTCTATATGTTGATCTTGTACTTGTATTTGTAATATCCATTCGTACATTATCTTCAACATGTACCCATTTTTTACCATTATAAACGTATAATCTGTTAGGACTATAGTCTGTTCTTAATACATATTCGCCTTTAGTTGGATTAATAGTAAAACTGGTTAATGCTTTTACTGGTGCTCCGTTTGGTGGAATACCATCACCTGCCAAGTAATGTTCTAATTTTTTCTCGGGTCGGCCGTAATATGTATCACCAGTTACTGCGGCTGGTGAAGATTCATCTGCATCAACTGTGATTCCAGTGTCGTCAGTAGATACTAATATTAT